TGGCCAGGTTGCCGGCGATGCTCGGGCTGAGTCGCCCACGCATCTTCGCGACTGCGAGAGCTGATCGCGATACGCCAAGCTGCTTGCACCAAAAGGCCTGGGAAGGCTCGCGGGCAAGTGCCTTGTGAAGCAGCTGAATTGACTGTCGATGTTCCATTTGGACGTCACTCGGTTGATTTCAGGCTGTTATCGTACCCGGACTCTTGATTACAGGTTGTAATCCTGCTACGCTGCCGGCGAGGATTACAGGGCGTTATCGTCCGGGAGAGGGAGGCATGGCTCAGCACACAACCGTAGGTGCGCCCGAGGCGGGCGCGGTTTTGTCGCATCTGACGTACTCGCTGCACTGCTCGCGCGTCGCGCTGGAGCGGCAGGAGGTCGCCAAGGTCTTCGTGCAGTGCTCCACCCAGGGCGGGACGCTCTGCGGCCTGGTCGTTCGCTGTCACGAGTTCGAGGGCCGCGAGTTCTTCAAGGTCGACACCGGCGTCGGCGAGCGCTGGGTTCCCTGCAATCGCGCCCGTCTGTGCTCGGGCGATGGCCGTTGCCGTTGCGAGGATGTGCTGTGAGCACGCTCAGCCTGGCCGGCCGTGTCCGCATGGATAGCAGCGAGCCCGCAGAGGGCCGACACCGGCTTGCCGGGGGCGGCCCCGAAGGGTCGCTTTTTTTTCAGGCGGGCGTGGTAGCACCGCCTGAAGGTTCCACCGGTGGAACTCGGGAGGGCTGAGCGAAGTGCCGTACGACACCATCAAGCTCAAGTCCCCGAGTCTCGATCGCTCGCTGATGAAGCGGATCGAGGCGCAGTGCGTTCTGCGCTCTGGTCTGCACCTCGGCACCGGTGAGGTGCTGTACGAGCTGTTCACCGGCGAGCTGCTCGGCTCCTGGGATGCGCGCATCTCCGTCCTGCCGAAGTACGAAGACTACGAGCTGAACGACCACGGCCGGCCGGTGCTCCGGCCGTGTGAGCCCTACCTGCTGATCGAGGCGTCGGCGCACAAGGTGCTGCTCGGGCACAACGTCTACGGTGGGCCGTCCGACTTCCAGCAGGCGTGCCGCGCGCTGGTGCACCTGGTCGAGGAGCTACTCGACACGGATCTCCCGGGCACCGACTCGTGGACGGTGCATCGCGTCGACGTCGCCGAGGTCTTTCGCATGCGAAAGGCGGCGGCGCGGGAGTTCTTCGACGGCATCCAGCTGCTCAGCTTCCCGCGTCGCAAGCGTGGCGCATCGAAGTACGAGATGGCGGTGCACTTCGCGGGCAAGACGACCTGCGTCAAGATCTATCACAAGGGCTCGGAGTTCGGCGTGCACGATCGCGCGCGGCTCCGCAGCTATTTCGGTGCTCTCTTCGGGCACCTGTACGGCAAGGGCGATGCAGGCAACGCGGGACGCGTTGAGCGAAAGCTGCAGGCCCTCCAGCGATTGGCCGACGCGCGCCTGCGGTGCGAGGTCGAGGTCTTGAGCGACAAGTTCCAGTACGACTTCGGGTGCAACCCCCGGGTCTGCGACGTCACGGACGCCTACCTGCAGCGGGTGTACGACACGGAGATCGAGAAGCTGCTGCGCGAGGGGAAGCAAGGCATGGACACCGTTCGCAATGACAGGGAAGTCCTTCGTCGCCTGGAAGCGGTCTACGGCGAGAAGCGGGGCAAGCAGCTCCACGGCATCTGGCTCCAGTTCACGACCTGGGGCGATGACGTGGCAAAGGACAAGTTCCCGAAGGTCACGTACTACCGGCACCGCAAGGCCCTCGAAGAGGCCGGCGTGAGCTGGAGAAACACCAACGTCGTGGCGGTCGCCAACGATGGCCTGTTGCCGGTGGACTTCGCCCCGGTCAGGACTGATCCCCGGTTGTGCCTTCTCCCGGCGCGCAACCGTCCGGAGTTCGCAATTAGCCGGGAAATGATGCGCCTCGCGGCGTGAGGAGAGTTCGATGAGTGCAGTGCTGAACGCCGTGACGGACGGCAAGGACAAGGGTGCGGCGCAGGCCGTCGTCGGTCTGGTTCTGATCAAGGGCCGCCTGGAGGCGACGCGCCGTTACGAGGGCGTGCGCTACACGCGCCTGGTCATGGCGGCGCCGGACGCGTACAGCCGTCCGCAGGTCGTGGAGATCCGCTCCAAGTCCAAGCTGGGCGACCAGGCCGGCGAAGAGGTCACGGTGACGTGTCGGCTCGGCGGCTTCACGCGCAAGCCGTTCCGGGTGACCGACAAGGACACCGGCGAGACGTCGACGGTCACGCCCGTCGATATGACGCTCGACCTGGTGGAGTGAGCGATGGCGGCCCTGTGTGTTGCGGTGATCACGCTGGCTGACGGCACGCAGGTCGTCGCGCCGGATGCGACCTGCGCGCAGGGCCTCGTGGTGGTTCCCGCGGACGCCTACGCGGCGATGGCGCAGAACCCCCTTCTGATTCCGATGGATCAAGCCCCGGCGTTAATGCTCGCCACGACGGGGCTTTTCGTGGTCGCGTACACGGCCCGAGCTGCAAGGCGAGCGCTCGATTGATAGAGGTGTTTCATGTTCAAGCAAAAGATGGCCGCGCTGCGCGCCAAGGTGGGTCGCAAGGCTCTGGTGGCGGCCGCGATCGTGGCGCCGGTGCTGGCCCACGCCCAGACGTCCGGCGGCGGTTCGTCCACCGTGTTCGATCCGACCACGTACGTCGCGGAGATCCTCGGCACCATCGCCGGCCTGCTGCTGATCGGCGGAGCGGTCTTCTCGCTCAACGTGGCGATCAAGTCCACGAAGTGGGCCCGCAAGGCCCTGTGATGGGGTCGGGCCCGCTTCGGCGGGCCTTTTTCATTGAGGAGGTGCTATGGGGTTCATCTACTGTCTGGCCGTGCTCTTGGCGCTCTTCATTCTGTTCACGGACTAGGTGCAGCGATGGGTCGTCGTCTTGTTTTGGTGCTGCTGTCGTTCTGCGTTCGGCACGCTTTGCCGCTCGTGTCTGCGCTGGCATTCGCGTTGCTGGTTTTCGGGCTGTCTCCGGCGCGGGCGTCTGTGCCTCCGAGCACGGTGACGATGTGGAAGGCCGGTTCGTGCGTTCTCGCGTCGCCTGAAGCGGCGATCATGTGCTATCAGACGACGGTGATCGCGGTGAGCGGTTGCACGCCCACGGATTCGAGTGGTCTCGAGGTGCGTTGCACAACGTCGCTTCAGGATCGGCCAAACTGCTGCGTCGCTTTCGCGGATGCTGTCGGGTCGCAACAGGTGTGCCCGTCTGGGTCTTCATTGAACTCGCAGGGTTCGTGTACGTGTGCGTCGGGCTTCGATGACGGCACCTCGTGCACGACGGCGACAGTCACCTGCGCGCAGCAAGCGGCGGCGGCAGCAGGGACGTACTCGATTCAGGGGCCGGCGGTCAGTTTGGATATCTGCATCGGCGGGTGCTCGATCCATGGCAGTGTGGTCGGGTACGACGGCCAGGGGGCCTATATCCAGGGGCCGTACTCGTCGAACGGCGTGGGGTGTTCTGCGGCGCCTACGCCACCTCCGGCCGCGAGCAATCCGCAGTCGATACAGGACCTTCTGCCAGGCTATTGTCCGGGTTCCGTCAACGGCGTTGCAGTCGCCGGCGGTGTGCCCTGCACGTCGACGACGTCGAGCACGTCGACCAGTACCACACCTGGGCCGACGTCGAGCGCATCGGCCGCGTCTGGTGCGTCGGATGGGACGTCGACGTCGTCGTCGACTACGTGCTCAGGTGGTACGTGCACGACGACGACGACGACGACGACGACCACCGGCGCGGGCTCGGCTGGTGGCGGCACGACGACGACGGGCAGCAGCTCGACGACGCAACCTCAGAACGCGTTCTGTCAGTCGAACCCGAGTGATCCGCAATGCGCACCATCGGCGTTCGCAGGGCAGTGCTCGACCGGCTTCACGTGCAAGGGCGACGCGGTGCAGTGCGCGGTCGCGGAGATCGAGTATCGGCAGGCGTGCTATTTCGGCGCTGGCCCGAGCACGACGACGAGCTCGAAGTATTCGGCGTTGACTGCTCAGGATGGCCAGGCCGCGGCGGTGCCGAATTCGTCGTCGATCGCGATCGGCTCGGTCTTGCCCGGTGCGCCGCCAGCTGCGTGCGCAGTGCTCGATATCACGATCCCGTTCGGGGTGGGCACCTACGCGACGTCTTTGACGCTTCCGGTCGGCACGTACCTGTGTCCGCGCCTGGCGCTCATTCGTGGGGTGATTACGGCCTTCGGATCGTTGATGTTCATCCTGATCGTGTTTGTTCGCAATTGAGGGGGTTGTATGCCGTTGCTGGCTTTGTTGCCGTGGATGGAAACGCTTGCGGTCACGCTGATCGCGTTCTTGGCTGACGCTGTCGTCGGCCTGGTGGGTAAGGTGCTGGTGGGCCTTGGCATCGGTGCGGTGACCGTGGCAGGTTTCAATGCCCTGTTCTCGTCGGTGTTGGCGCAGGCCAATACGGCGATGACGGGTGACACGCAGTTCGAGGCCGCGTTGACGTCGCTTGGCATTCCGTGGTTCATCAGCACGATGGTTTCCGCGGTTACGACCAAGTTGACGCTCAAGGGTCTCCAGTCCGACTCGGTGACGTTCTGGCGGATGCGTAAGGGCATCGCATGAGCGCGCGTTTGGTCGCTGTCGACGAGGTCGTCGAGGAATCGGACACCGGCGCGCCCATCGTTCTGGTGACGGGTCTGCCCGGTGCCGGCAAGTCGCTGTTCGCTCTGGCTGAGTTCGCGGTCGGTAAGCAGGGCGTGTATCAGGCAGGCATCCCTGGTTGCGAGCTGCCGGCGTGGAAGCCCGAAGATTGGACGGAGCTGCCGGCAGGCTCGACCCTCATCGTCGACGAGGCGCAGGACTTCTTCCCGCCGAAGTCACCGACTGCGGATCCGCCGGCGCACTACGTGGCGAACAAGATCCGCCACAAGGGCATCTCGCTGGTGCTGCTGACGCAGCATCCCAACATGCTCGACGCGCGCATTCGGCGCCTCTGTGGTCGTCATGTTCACGTCGTTCGGTCGTTCGGTGAAGAGGCGGCCGTGCTCTATGAATGGAGGCACGCAGGTGACATTGACAGCACGTCTAAAGAGGGCGCTACGCGCAGCGGCTGGAAGTATCCGAAGGAGGTCTACAAGCTCTACAAGAGCTCGGACAGGCATCGGGAGATGCAAAAGGCCCCGCTCAGGGTTCGAGCCATCCCCTACCTTTGGGCTGCTGTGGTGCTGCTCGTTGTTGGTGGCGGGTGGGTGGTGTATCACCGCATGTCTTCCCTCGCTCACGGCGACGCTGTCAAGGCAGCAGCAGGGGTGTCAGCCACCGGTGATCCGAATCGGTTCGTGCGGCCAGGCGCCGGTGCTGACAGGTCTGCCCCGATGACGATGGCGGAGTACACCGCGTCCTTCAAGCCGCGCGTGGCCGGACTGGAGTACAGCGCCCCTCGGTACGACGCGGTCACCAAGCCTGTGCGTGCGCCGGTGCCGGCCGGCTGCGTTGCGACCACCTCGAGGTGCAGCTGCTACTCGCAGCAGGCGACACCGCTGGCCGTGCCTGATTCGCTTTGCCGGCAGATCGTTGCCGGCGGTTACTTCAAGGACTTCGATGATGGTGATGATGCTTCGCGCAATGCGGTCGCTGGGGTGGGCTCTCGGGCTGCGGCCCCGGTTCAACCTGGTCCGGTTCCTGTGGGTGGGCTGTCTGGCGTGTCTGTTGCTGCTGCGCCTGGCCAAGCTGTTGCACCTGTGGCGGCACTAGCGGGCACGGTGGCCGCGATCGGCGGCGGGCACTACCTGCCTGGTCACTGATCCGCTGCGATCGCGGATGTTGAACCGCCGGCCGAAGGCCGGCGGCGCGCCTTGGAGATCTCAGTCTTCGGCGTCGCGGAGGCGGCAGATTTCGCGCACTTCGACCAGCAGGTTGTAGGCCGTCAGGGCGATGCCGGACGCGCCGAGAATGAACGCCGCATTGTCGATATCGGACGCGTTGTGTTCGGCCATCGCCCGCATCTTGACCGCTGGCGCTGCATTGACATGCTTACCGCCCTTGGCGTGCGACCGTGCGAGCCAATGGTCGGCCAGCGCGGCCGCGATCGCGGCGGTCTGTTCGTCGTCGATCTTTGCCAGCAACTCTGCGACGTCGATTTCGCCGTCAGCGTCGACCACCTCGTAGCTGAGGCTCACGAGATCCTCGGCAGCGTTCCGCGGGAGCTGCTCCACGGGCTGCTGTGCGGGAGCGCTGAGGGCCTTCTTGGTCGCCTTGGCGGCCGTTTTCTTGTCCTTGGCCTCGGCGAGCAGCTCGCGCGCCTCCTTGCGACCGGCTTTGCCGGTCTTGATCTGGTCGACCAGCTGCTGCAGCTTGTTCCACACCGTGCCTTGCTTCTCGATCTGGTTGACGACGTGCAGCAGCTCGAGGTCGTTGGTGAATCCGACTGTGAGCAGGTACTTGGCCGTGTGGCTGAATTCGGGGTACGACAGCGCCAGGTGCTTGCTGACCCACGCCGGTGACTTCTTGACGATCTCGCCGACCTTGGCCAGGTTGCCG